GTTAAATTAATATTAAAATGAAGTGGTTAGTATTATTATTAATACTAACAAGTAACGTATTGGCAGACGAAGACACTGCAACATCAACAAACATATTACCTAATGCTGGAACAACATCATCTAGCCTGGATCAATTTGATCTAGATGGCGTACAATCTGGATCTACAGGTGCATTAAATAATAACTCTACACACAATGGTTTTACAATTACTTGTCCAACACAAGTTAATAATGCATGTGGTACAGCGTTTAATAATGAGTTAGAAGCAAGTTATCAAATGAAAGTAGGCGCAAGTGGTACATTAGTAGGAGTGACAGGTGTCGAGGCTAGTACAACATACACTGCAACACCAAGAAAATTAGATTCGGGGAT